TGGCCTTCTTGCCGTATTCGGCCAGCGAGACGTTGGCAGTGCTCAGGCACGAAATATCTATAGTGCCAACGTCAAATGCCCAGGTGCTCGCCCGCGCGAGCGGCAGACTGCCGCCCGCGCTGACCTTGATCTCCACGACCTCGCCGAAGTCCGTGGAGTTCCACGAAGCCGTAACGCCCGTGCATACGTTCGCCATGACGGGCCTCCGTCAGGCTTAGTAGCGGTCCACGCGGAAGGTGACCTGGCCCCGCACCGCGTCGTTCGTCGCAAACGTCAGCGTGGACGAAGCCACGGTGGCGGCAGCGCTGATCGCCGCCGACCCGCCGACCGTCAGCACGAGCGTTCCGGTTGAGGCGTCCCTGATGATGTTCGTGCCGAGGTAGTCCACCACGACCTCGCGGCCCGTGTCGGTAGCAGAACCCTTGAGCGGGCGGCTGATGGTCTTCACGCTGTTGCCAGCGGTGATGCCGAGGTGCGACACGTCAATGGTGTCGTCGGCGGACGGGTCGGTGTTGGTCACGACGATATTCGTGACGGTGAAGGCGGTGCCACCGAAAGAGAAGACGGTCCCGGTTCCATCATGCGGCGTAGCGGCCATCTGCTAAGTCTCCTGCCAGAGGATTGCGTAGGTTTGTGAAACGGAATACACCGGCGGAAGGTCGCCACCGGCCAACTGCACGAATCCGTCCGCCTCGTTTTGGAGACTGACGTTCTTCACTTCCACATTGTTCATGGTGCCGCCGTACCCATCCAGAACCTTTCGGCACTTGTCAGCAAGGTCTCGGACGGCCTCGTAGGTCTCGGCGTAGAGATCGAGCGTCATGTTCACCGTGGGCACGCCCATCGGGCCGGATAGCGTGTGCGAACGAATCACGCCCGACCGGCGATAGGTTGCGAAGGGCAGGGCAGCCGTTGCTGGGGCCAGCACGGGGAACACGCGAGCGCCGATCACGGCAGCCACGGCTGTGTTTGCTACCAGGGCCGACCGCGCCACAGACTCGGGGGATTTGAACGACATGCCACCATCGTGCCAGCGAGCCCGCCTCTGCTTGCAGTTACGGCGTGCCGCTCACCGTGCCCGTGCCGCTGTAGGTGAGCGACGACAACGCCCGCTCCAGTGAAATCCGCAGTTCCTGTTGCAGGATGAAGGCGACCTTGCTCTGCGACTGCTCCCACGCCGTCTTGACCGGCGGCTGTGCGTCGATGCCACCGAGCGGGCTGGGGTCGATCACCAGTTCCTGCCCCTTCTTCGCCTTCTTGAAGAACGCCTTCGGATACTGCGGGTCGGTCGCAAGGCCGCCGTCCTGCCGCTTGAAGATTCGGAACGGGCCGTAGCTGGCCTGGCTCGACGCGATCACTGAGTTCTGCCCGCTGACTTGGTGAACCTTTCCGAGCTTGCTCGTGCGGGTGTACGGGTTGTTGGCCACCTTCCTGACTACGCGCCGCTTGGTCCCGAACTCGAGCCACCACTGGTGAAACGCCCGGTCTGGCCCCAGCTGAACGCCGCCTGCCGTGATCTCCTGGGCTTCGCCCTTGCCGGATCGGTTGTAGCCAATGAGCCCTACGGCACCGCCGTTGCGGGGGTAGGTCTTCACCTTGTAATTCACGGCCCTGCGCAGGTTGCCCGTCACGCCGAACGGCGTCACCTCGCGGAGCCGCAGGAAGGCGGGCCAGATCGCTTTCTCCAAAGCCTCGCCCAAGATCGGGGCCACTTCCTTCGGGGAAAAAAGATTCCGCAGCGAATCGCGAAGGCCCGCGATTTCCTTGGAGTCGAGCTCGAGTTTGATCCCGGCGACGGCCATTAGCCGACGTTCTCCTGGCAGATGATCTCGTGCTCGCTGCGGTTGTTGTGCTCGAGCAGGCTGATGATCTCCAGCGTTCGCCCGCCCCACGACAGACGCATGTTGTGTGTCAGGCCCGGCAGGTAACGCATCCGCACTCGGTGGCTCATGGAGACCTGATTCTGACCGGCCAGCAACGCCTCGCGGGCGCTCACGCCGTCCACGCTTGCCCAAACGCTCGTGGAGTTGCTCCACGCCAGCACCGTCTCACCCAGGGCATTGGTCGTGCCGCTGGCGATCTGCACGGTAACGCGGTCGCGGAGCTTCCCGGCGTCGATCATCGGTAGGAGCCCCACTTCTGAGAGTCGAGTAGCGACGACACGGCGAACTCAAGTTCCTTGGAGATCGAGCCCACGATCACCGTGCTGCGGTTGTCGTACCAGAATCCCACGAGCATCAGCATTGCGTGCCGGATCGCGGCAGGCACGTCGGTGCCGCTGGACCCATAGCCAGCCCACCACGTGACGGCGTGTGCCCCGGCGTCGATGCGGTGCGGCGGCCAGGTGCCAGCGTAGATCGGCAGCACCGTGCCGGGCGTTGAGTGGCGGTCCACGCGGAACTGCTCCACGGCATAGGAGCCGGTTGTGCCGCTGTCGGTGGTGAACGTGAGCGACACTGCCGTGGCCGTGCCCGCGACGGCCATCGGCGGGCGTGGCAACTCAATCGGCTCAATGCCCGACGTGGGGAAGCGGTCGAACCGCATCACCCACTGGGTGTAGACGAGCGTGCGGTCGAGGTACTGCTCGCACCACTCGCGGGCCGCCGTGATGAGCGAGGCCACATAGGCGTCGTCGGCGTTGCCGTCGATGCGACAGTGGGCCTTCGCCTCGGAGAGCGTCACGGGCTCCACGGCGGGCGGCGTCTGGCGGCTGAGAGATCGGTACTTCACTTCTTGCGTCTCCGCTTGGGCGTGGCGTCGGCCGTCTCCACGTCGTGCTCGACGGCGGCCGTCTCGATCAACTCCTGCTGACGGTCCTCCACCGCGAACCGCTTGGCGATCAGTTCCGCCGCCAAGCCGCCGGGGATCTCCACGACTTGGCCGGGGCGGTAGGAGCGGAACGATCGCAGCATCTTCAGTTTCGTCATTGAGGGACGCTCCATGCAGTTTCGGGCTTCTGCATCGTGTTGCAGTATTCGGTGGCGTGCTGATAGACGGGCTTGCCGAGGTCTTTGCCGGGCCATGTGAAGACATACTCGCCGTGGCCGATGCACACCCGTGGCGTGACGAATAAGCGGTTTCCGCTTTCTCGCCAGTTGACCCAAAATGCGATGTCAGCATCTCGCCGTGGCCGCCAGTTCGGATCGCCAGGCGTCTTGGGCTGCTCCTCCCAGGTGCCGTCGCTGTTGGGCAGTTCCTGCATCCACGGCAGTTTGCACCGCTTCAGGGCGGCCGTGCTCAGGATGGTGCAGCCGAAGTGTGCGGTATCGACTTCCTGCACCGGCTCGGCAAACCATTCCTTCGGCAGCGTGATCTTGCCGCCCTCGGGCGGGTTGTCGAGCGTGCCCTTCAAGGTCAACATCGGCCTGCCGTCTTCCCGCTTTGTTTGCAGCGGGGCGAGAGCGTCGCACTGGAACGTCATGGCCAGGGCGAACAGTTGCTCGAGGTCGTCGCGGCTGAACGCGCTGTCGTAATCAATAACGAGAAGGTACTCGCATTTGTCTACGAACTTCTCGCAGACCCTTGACAGGCATTGGGACCAAAACGCCCCCTGCATCATTGTGGGCCGAATGCCGAGCGGCATGAGCGCCTGCGCCCATGTGTAGAAGTTCGACATAAACCCGAGCCGGGGGACGCTCATCACAGCCTCCACCCGAACGTCTGCCTCAGTACCACCCACGCGGACGATCATGTGCTACCTCAAAAAAGAGAGCGGGCCGCCCCGTAGTGGAGCGGCCCGCCCAGTTTGCACATCACGTCAAGCCGTCAGGCTCACGCACCGACGAGGCCGATGACCGGACCGGCGACGGTGGACGAACCGAGGTTCGGGTGAGCGATCGCCACGCGGGCGACGGCCCGAATCACGGTCTGGTCGCTGAGGAAGTTCACCTGATCGCTGGAGGCGATCTCGATGGACTGCCGCACGCCGTAGTAGGAGCTGTTGGCCATGTTGCCGTACAGCGCCATCACCGCACCCGTCGAGTCCGCACCGCTCGGGAGCCGGTCGGTGAGGACCACCGGGCTGCCGAGGAAGGTGAGACCCATGCCCTGCGACAGGCCGACCGAGCCGCCCTGGTTCAGATCGAGAGCCTGCATGCAGGTCGCGAAGAAGAACGGCGAGCAGAACCACTTGGCACCCTGACGCGAGTGCTGCGGCACGGCCGCCATCATCGCGAGCAGGTTGGCCTTGGTCACCTCGTCTGGGGTGTCACCGGCAGCGGTCACGAGCGACGCCGCGTAGGTAGCACCCGAGGAGGCCAAGAGGCCGCCCGTGTGGCTGGTCACGAGACCGGCCACGCCAGGAGCGCTCGCCGGGTTGCCGCTCCACGCAGCCGCCTCGACGGCGTTGGCGAGCGACAGGCCGAGCTCCGTGGCGATGAAGTCGGCGATCGACACGATGGAGTCCTGGAGCAGTTCGCTCGCGACAACCACCGCGCCCGTCACCTTCTTCGCCGTCAGCGAGACCTGGTTCATGGTCGGGTCGCTGGCCGTGATCGCCGTGTTCTCGTCGATCCAGTAGGCAGTCGTGCCGCCCGTCCGACGCGGGAACTGGAGCACGTCGCTCGGCATCGTCACGCTCGTGGCGTTCTGAGCGAAAGCCGAATACTGATCGACGAGCCGGATGACCGTCGAGGAGAGCACGTCGGGCACCACGGCCGAACCGCTGTTCGCCGAGGTCGAACCCATCGCACGGGCCTCAACGCCGTGATCCTGGCACCACCGCTTGGCCTCGGCGTCGCCGCTCTTGGCCTTCAGCCACATGCCCGTCTTGTAGGCATCCTCGACGCTGTTGAACGCACGCAGGCGGCCCGAGAAGGGAACGGCCTCGATGCGGACCTTGGGCTCATCGGCACGGACCTCGGGGGCGGGCGAGCAACGCTCGACCACGGACCGCAGGCTCTTGGCCGACTCGACGACCTTCTTCTCGAAGTCGATCTTGGCGGTGAGTTCGTCGGCACGCTTGTTGAGGTCGATCAGTTCGACATCGCGAGCGGTCGTGTCTTCGGCCTCGATCGCACGAACGGCGTCGATCCGGTTGGCAAGGGTTGCCGCTTCGTCCTGCAGCTTCTTGAGATTGTCCATGTTCTGTGAGACTCCTGCGGCGGTATTGCCGTGGAGTCCACAGTGCCACTAGCGGGCTGGTCTCTTGCAGAACCGCACTTCAGAAACTGTTGTTTTGACAAACGCCACCGCACGCGCCCCGCACCGGGGGCAGCGCAAATACCGCTGCCGCTCGTCACCGCAGGGGCGGCTGGAACGGCAACGGAGTTTTTCGCCGCAGGTGCAGCGTGCTTCAGACACGGCGAAGCCTCAGTGCCCACGCCGCAGCGGCGTCACGGACCAGGGAACGCTTCGCAATCTCCGCAACCACCTCGGGGGCGGCAGGCGTTTCCTGCGTTGCCAACCAGGCTTCGTAGGACCGCAGGGCAACGGAAGCCGATGTCTGCGGGTACGCTGGCACCAAAACCGGACCCACATCGTAAAGGCCGGATACCTCACGGATTTGGCGAATTGCCTTGCCGTCCTCGCCAGTGCGGAACGACTCTTGCTTCGGGTCCACCGTGAAGGCGAATGAACTTCCAGAAACGTCTTTTCTGGAAATGAGCTCAATCACGTCGGCCCGGCTCACCGGCGGCGTGACCACATAGCGCAGCCCCTTCGTGTCGCTGGAGAGTTCAAGCGTGCCGCTTGAGGTGCGGCCCAGCACGATATTGGAATCGTGGTTGAACAGTGCCACCACGTCGCCCTTGCCCCGCTGGCGGTTCAGAATCTTGTCGAACGCGCCCGGCAGGATCTCCTCGCGGAACCCACCGAGGTCGAGAGAAAGCCGGTTGTAGACGGCGGCGTAGCCGATGATCGCGGCCCGGCCATCGGCCCGGCTCTCGACGATCAACTCGTTCTCTTCCTCGAAGGCGAAGTCGCGGCGTTCAATTTCCATCGGTGGAATCCTCCTGTTCGGCTTCATCCTCGGCGTCGTCGGCCGGACTGTCTTGTTCCTCGACGGGCGGCGCTGGCATCGGCTCCGGTGCCGGTGCGTCCTGGCCAACCTTGTCGAGCGTGGTCATGTTGAGTTGCACGAAGTGGCGGTCGCCTTCCGGCCCGATGGGATTCAGGTTTTCCAACTCCCGAATCTCGTTGATGCTCATCCACCCATTCTGAAGGGCAGAGACGTAGTAGGCCGACCGGCTCGCGTGGTCGCCACGCAGCAGGCCCGAGACGCTGTGCTCGGCGAAGTAGGTCTCATCGTCCACGATGAGGTCGCGCGAGATCGCCGCCTCCCACCGCTTCAGATGAGGCAATAAGCAGTGCTGTACGAACTCCGTCCCCTGCACCTCAATGTTTGAGTAGGTCGAGCGGGTGAGATCCTGAATCATGTGGGGCGGCACGCGGAACGCCCGGCAGATTTCGATCACTTGATACTGCCGCGTCTCAAGGAACTGCGCCGCCTCGTTGCTGCCGCTGAGCTCTTTGGCGGAAACGCCCGCAGGGAGGACGGCCGTTCGGAAAGCCCTGTCGCTGCCCCTGTGCATTCGCTCCCAACTCTCACGTAGGCGCTCGGCAGCGTCTACGGGAATCGGGTTGCTGCTTTCCAAGATCACACCCGGACGGGCACCGTTGCCGAAGTACGTGGACCCGTGGGCCTCCAACGCCTGGGCCAGCCCGATCGCGTTCTGGAAGATCTTGTACGTGGGGATCGCGCGAATCCCGTCCTCGGTCGTGAACCGCAGGGCGAAGATCTGGTCTTGGCTGTAGATCGTCTCGCGCCCGCTCGGCTCCCGATACCGATACCGCAGCGTGCCGTCAGAGAGCCGCTCGACTTCCATGCGGCTGGAGTGCAGCGGCCACAGTTCCGAGACGGCACCTCGAGCACCGGGGCGGATCTCGGCGTAGCTCGCACCGTAGTGCAGGTACATGCCCGTCATCCAATCCCTGAATTCCTGCGCCGTCTGCCACGGGTTCGGCTGCTGGTGCAGGAGCCGATACACGGGGTGGCTCGTGGCCTTGGCCTTGCCACCGTTCGCCATCCGCTCGTAAACGTGGAGCGGCAAAGCGGAGACGGCATCCGAGATCACGCGGATGCAGGCGGTGTAGGCCGAGCAGGCCATGCTGTTGTCAGCGTTGACGCGGATGCCCGAGGGCGTGCGAGACGGCGAAACCTCTGGCCAGTCGATGCCACGCAGGTCGAACATCCTGAAGTCGGCGGCGTTTTCGCTCATAACGAGATGATGTCCCAGGATTGTTCGGGTGGCGGGGCCGTGGCCGTCGCGTGGATGCCGAGGGCCATGACCAGCGACACGATGCCGTCGATGCGTTCCGTGCTCTTCGCCTTACTCGGTTTGATGTTGCCTTGGTGGTCGGTCTGCACCGCTACGTTGCCAGCCATCCACGAGAGCACCGGGTGGTTCGCGTGGCGGATCTTCTCCGACAGCACGAGGTTCTCCAGCAGCTTCGCTGGGCTGCTCATGGAGCCGTAGCCCTGCCCGAAGCCTGTCACATTCACCCCCTCGCCTTGCAGTTGCGTGGCCAATTGGGTGGCGTTCCAGCGGTCGATTCCAACCTGCCGGATGTTGAACCGCTGCGACAGCTCCACGATGTCTCGGCGGATCACGTCGTAGTCGGTGACGTTGCCATCGGTCGCCCTGATGTACCCGTCGCGAATCCAGCCGATGTAGTCCACCTTGTCCCGCTGCGTCCGCTCGGCCGCGTTCACCTGCGGCACCCAGAAGAATGGCATCACGTCAAAAGTGCCGTCGTCGGCCTGGCTCACCATCACGAAGGCCGACAAGTCGTAGGTGGTCGCAAGATCGAGGCCCGCATACCACTCGCGCTTTTCCAGTTCGTCCCGCAGCGGGCCGCCGCACTTGGCCCATGTGTCGGGCGATAGCCATCGGGTGTCTTGCGTGGTCCAGACGTTGAGCCGGTATCGCAGGAAGGCATTGAGCTTGCTGGGGCTTTGCTCGGCCTCGCGGGCATCGGCCGCGAACGACTCCAGCGTGATCGTCTCGCCCAAGCTCGGGTTGGCCTGCTTCCATACCGGCTCCTCCTTCCACGTCCCATCGGCCCCGCACTCGGGCGGCGCGGCGTAGATGCACCCGAAGAAGGCCGGGTCCGTGGTTGGGTCGGCTGTGCATCGCTCGGCGTAGGCGTGCTGCTCCCAGCAGATGCTCTTGCGGTCGTAGCCCGCCGTCGTGATTGAGAGAAGGAGCGGTTGTTTTCGAGCCGCTCCACCGTACCTGAGTGCATCGCGTGTTTTGCCCAGGCCTTCGCCCCCGGCTTCTCAGCCGAGGGCGAAAGCCCAGAGGCGACGGTCCCTTTGCGCATGAAGTTCATCGAACAGCAGGGCGTGGATATTCAGCCCCTCGGCACGGAACGCATCCGCCGAGAGCACCCGATAGAACGAGTTGCTGGCCTTGTGGATGATCGTCTTCCGGCTGTCGATCACGTCGAAATACTTCGACAACGCAGGCGAGGCCCGCACCATGCTGGCGGCCTCCCTGTATATGATCCCTGCCTGCTCACGGTCGCTAGCCGCCCCGTAGCACTCAGCACCTTTTTCCCCGTCGAACCCGGTCAGATAGAGTGCCAGCCCGGCAAGTGTGGTGCTCTTGCCTTGCTTCTTCGGGAGTTCGATGTACCCGATTCGGTGCTGCCGCGTGCCGTCTGGGTTCAGCCGACCGAAGAGCTCACGCAGCACATAGTGCTGCCAGGGCAGGAGCTTGAACGGCTGGCCCGCGATCTGGCCCTTGCTATGCCGCAGGATGTTCTCGAAGAACCAGACGACGCGCTCGTACTTCTTCTGCCCCTCGGGCGTGAGTTCACGCGCCGTGGATCTTGAAGAACTCTTCAACTTCGTCGGTTGGCTTTTCTTCTTTGCCACCTAGCCGTGTCCTGCTGGTAGGGGTCAATCCAAACTCGCCCATTAGCGACGCCTGGAGCGCCACTAAACTTCGATATAGCGGGCCTGCCGGGTTCGGCTTCACGCCACCGAGATCGGTTCGCATCACGGGGCCGGTCGCCCGCAACTCCAAAAGGCACGCCTGCGTTGCAGCATAGACCTCGCACAAAGTCGCTAAGGCTTCGCCATCGGCCTGGGTGAGCGTGCCCAGTTCGAGCAGGAGCGGCACAAACTCGTTCCACTTCGCGACGGCCTGGGGCTCGACCATCAATCGCTGCGGCATCGGCGGCGCACCGGACGGGGCCGGGAGGTCGGGACGAATCTGCCGTTTGCCGGGGTTGCCCTCAAGCAGTTTTTGGGCAGCCGTCTTTGGTTTGCGTCCGACGCGTGCCATAACCTTACGAAACTGTTAGGTAGTTTTTTGTTGCTCCACACTCCGAGGCGCTACTGGATCGCCTGAGAGGTGCCGTTTTTTTGCGGATTGCCGGAAGTCGGTCCTGAGTGCTGATCGGCCTTCCCAAAAACGCTGCGGAGTTTTGCGGGCACGCGTTTTCGGCTTCTACGTACGGTATTGCTCATTGAGGGTCGGTATGATCCGAGGCACGCCGGGTACGCTCGCTACATCCGCAGCCTCATCTGACCGACCGCCCGAGCACCCTTGATGCTGTTGCATCGAAAGCAGGCCGTTTGGAGGTTGTGCCTTTCGTGTGGGCCACCAAGCGACATCGGCACGATATGGTCTATCGTCGGCGACAAGGGATGAATCTTCCCTGTCCTCTTGTTCCACGCTGGTTTATTTAAGCACTTGCGGCCACATAACTGGCAGACGTAGCCGTCCTGCGCGTACACGTCCCCAACCGGCACGCTCTCGTAACGCACTCCGTGATGCCTCGCACGCGACCTGTGGTTTCTGCCATATCGACGCTTGGCTTCCCGGCGTGACGCTTTAGCTGAGGCCGTGCGGCACTCGCAGCACATTACGCCGTTCGGTCCGCAAGAAACTCCACGGACCACCACCCTAACGCCGCACTTATTGCAGTTGGCCACGGTTTTGCTTTTTCGCATGCACCGCCTTGAGCAGAACCGCGATGCGCCTTCATTGCATCGCCCGCCACACAACTCGCACTTGCGTTCTTGGGATGAGAGGGCCGCCATGCGAGAGAAAAGCCGCTGGCACTTGAACACTTGCTTCCAGCACTTCGCTATATGCCGCATGGCCATTACTGACGGGGCTGACGAGTACGGCCCCATCTTGTGCCACGTTGCCTTGAGCTGGTTCGTCCTGTCCCATTTGTGATCGCCTGCATTGCGTGCGTCGTAGAAGCACCTCTTGCTGCAATACAGGTTTGCGTCGTTGCCGCCATACTTCCGCCTGAACGATTGGCCGCATCGCTTGCAGGTGGGCTTTGGCAGGCGTCTACTGGCCTGTGTGCCCCTGCGGCGGCCGCTGCTGTACTCGGCTGAGTAAGCCTTTCTCCAAGCCTTTTGGCAGGCGTCAGCACACTCTGGCGAGCAGCACTTGGCCTTGCCGACATTAGCCCCGACATTTGTGAACTGCTTTCCGCAGTTCTTGCAGGTGGCCTGCTCGGTCACCTCGACCCAGCGGCCAGCCTTCCTGGCCAGATGACGCTGCACCTTGTCGCAGTGCGGGCAGCGCTGGCAATCTCTTCCGGTCGCCGTCTTCCAATCCGAACCACACTTGCGGCATGCCATGCGAATGGTCTCCTTTGCTTGTGGAGACCGATGGTGGCATGTTTGTCAAACCATTCGTGTGGCCGTCTCTCGCCGCGTCTTCCTACTGTGGCACGACAGGCATCTGGCCTCGCCATTGCCCACGTCATACCGTTCGCCACCCTGGCTGATAGGCACGACGTGATCGGCGTGCATGCTTCGACCGTGGGCCACGCGCCCGCAGTCCACGCATTGCCAGTTGCACTTGTTCAGCACGGCCTGACGCCAAGCCTTGTGGGCCTTCGAGCAGTAGCCTCGTGCCGCTGCGTTGGGCCTGGCTGAGTCGTCGCGCCTGGGCTGTGTCCTCAGCCTTGGCGGCCTGTGGCTTGGAATCCGTGCTGGCATGCCTTCAGCCTATGCCTAGCGTCCAGTTGGCTTGCAGCCTTATGTCGCCGC